AAGTCCGTGATTCCTGAGATGGCACCGCCAGATATATTGACGGAAGACATTGCCAAATTAGCGGTGAAGTCAGATACTGCCGCACCTGCTCCGCCACCATCCGCATAGATAATCTTTGTGTCACCGTTTGTTATAGTGACATCACCTCCGGTACCCTGTGTAATCGTGCAGGTAAAGCCAGAGTTGTTATATACCATGTAAATTTTATCTGCATCGCTCGGGCTGATTGTGATCGTACACGCCTCTGTGGCGCCATCGAGAACGAGTACTGGGTACATGCCATCAGACAAAGTTCCGTCCGATGTAGTGAGTGTGTGAGCCGCTCCTGAACCTGAGAGATCGATGACGCCAACGCCATTGAGTGCCCTGTCAATGATCTGCAAGTTGGTATTCGTTGTTTCACCCCATGTTCCCGACTGCTCGCCGGTGGTGATTAACTCGATACCTGTGTTAACTGCGTATGTACTTGCCATTCAATTCTCCTAAGCGGCAATCTCTTCCCATTCTGGTGTTTGGCTTGGTGCTACCGGTGTCCAATTCGGTGTTTGATTCGGGCTTACAACTGAATACCCCGGACTTTGAGATGGGTCGATCTCGCTCCACAAGAACACCGTTCCAACTGCTGTTGTCGCGGATACCCCTGTTACTCCTATATTAGCATCTGCTGTTACTGTTACAGTGCCGACTTGACCTGTAACTTCAATGCCTGTGGTTGGCACGGTGATGACAATCTGTATGTCAACATCACCAACTTCCGCAGATCCCTCTGCCCCTGTCGGTACGACATTCGCTTCTCCAACAACAGACACCGTACCGACATTGGTTGTTGCCTGAATACCTGTCGCTGGTACACCTGCATCTGCACTGACAGTAACCGAGCCATTTTGTGCATTTGCACTTTCTCCGGTGACAGTGACATTTGCTTCTGCGACAACGGCAACAGACCCCGGCAGGCACGTTGCGCTTTGTCCAGTTGTTTGGGCGTTGGCATCTGCGGCGACAGAAACTGTGCCGACATTTGTTGTTGCTTGGATACCGGAGGCAGGAACATTTGCATCCGCTGTAATAGATACCGTGCCGACCTGTCCAGTAGCTTCTGAACCAGTTACATCAACATTTGCATCTGCGGTAACAGAAACAGTGCCTTCAGATGCAGTGGCTTGGTTACCTGTGACGCCAACATTGGCATCGGCGGCAACTGTAACAGTGCCTACATTAGCTGTAGTCTGAAGTCCTGTTGTTGGGACATTAGCCTCCCCAACAACTGTGACGGATCCAACGCCGCCTGTGGCTGACTCACCGGTAACCTCGACTGGTACTGGTTCGCCCCAAGGACCTGCGCTCCACGCGCCACGCCCCCAGCCGGTAATGTCAGCCATGACTTACCCCTTAGGCAATACGGATGATTGCGTTAGAAGCGTCAGCAGTTGGGAACTGGATTGTGAAGTCACCAGCGGTTGATGTCTTATCTCCGCCAAAAGCAAGAACGATAACAGAGTCCGTTGTTCCTGATCCGCCTTCTGTTGTGGTGTTGTAAATCAAAGCGCCGTTCGCAGTGATTGTTGCTGTTGAAAATGTCAAGTCAGCAAAATCTGTGAACGCTGTGGTGCCCGATGCTGTTGGATTCACATTGGTTAACGCAGATCCACCCGCAGAGTATCCAGTCCCAGAGACTTCATTCGTAGCAGAGTAGTCAGTCGTTGTTGCGTCAAGAGTCGCAGAAGACGTGTACAGTGCTAAATTGAACGTGTGTCCGCCTGAACGGAAGTTGTGCTTTCCTTCTAGCAACTGTTGCTTGAAAGATGTGCACATCGCTTGAGAAATTGCCATGTCATAAACTCCTTACTGCATTGGCAAGTTTTGGTTGGCCTGCATCCATAAGAGCATTATATATGGTCGTCCTGTCGGACTGGATGGCCTCTTTCATGTAGAAGGAAATAACCTTCACCATTGCTTCGCGGTATGCTCTGGCTTGCTGTTGCAAGACAGGGTCCGCTGTGTCAGAAATACTGATCAGCTTATCTGCACATCGCTCTGCGATTTCTTCTGGGGTAAATCCCCTGTTGTCTGTTGTGTGCACCTTCACGAAAGGTGTTTCGGGCACATGAAGATTCAACTCCATTATGTTTGTTTCCTGCGGACTAAGCCGGATCTATAGGCGTCTGTGTCTTCCACAGCCTCACCAAAGTTCTTCAGTCTGTCGAGAGATGCATTGAACTGGTTGATGTAGTTCGTGATCACATCTGCCTCGCCTTTCATAAAGGTGTACGCCTCAATCAGCGCACCATACAACAAAGACTGCGGAGCATTCTCAGACAACCATGTTGTTCCACTATCACCTTGCGTCGTTAAACTTGCAGGTCGATAATAATAGTGTAACTCAACTGAGTACCCTGAATCAGGCGTAGGCGCAATGATGAAGTTGTCAATATCAAAGAAGCCGTAATACTTTGGGGTGCCTGTTGCGGACGTGTCCGGGTACGCCTCTTGTAGGAAGTTAACATCCTTATATAGAAGAAACGTCTTCGTTGTACCGCTTGTAAAGCTCATTGAGTATGGAGCTAAGAAATCGCTCGGGCAATTGAGGTATTGGTTCGAGCTCGTCATTGAGCCGACTTGGTTCCGGCGGAAAAAGTTCAATTGAACATTTTTAAAGATCCGCTCTTCCGCGCCCTCAATGAAGTTATTTAGGTTGCTAACAAACGTAGTCTCACTGTTCTCACAGTAATCCTGTATCTGTTGCTTGAGCTCTGCGAGTGTCATGATCTACCTCAACCGTTGCGGCTGTAGCTACCGCCGCGTGACGCCATGCCCATGCCACGGCATTTACCGCCGCTAGCCATCTTCTTTAGCTTTCCGCCGTACTTCTTGCCTTTCGGCTTTTCTTCGTAGTCACCGCTTGCCTCTTTAATACGACGCTCCTCTTCAAGAGCTTGAAGCAATGGATCCTTGTACTTTGGCTCCTCGACTGGGGCTGGTCTGCGACGTGAACCTTGGTTCATCTTTTTAACAGGCTTCATCACGCCACCACCCATCTTCTTCATAACACCACCCTTGGAATATCCCGACATACTCTTCGGCTTCCCGCTCGGCTTCTTCTTCATCATCATTCACCTCATGTATTAACTGTGACATTGCCTACTTGTCCTCGTGCTGGTTCGGGCGAACCAAATGGCTCGAGAGTTGCTTCATCGAGACTTGGATACTTGAATGTATACGAGTCAGTGATTCGTTCTGGTCTCGGGTCGTTTAGTGCCTGTGGGTCACTGATTCTTAACCGGCCTAGAAAGTTCTGTGGGTGATCTGGGTCAACAACATCCTTGCCAACCCTGAACCCTGTTGGGATTCCATCCTTGATCTCGACAACAAGGTCCCTAAGAGGATAGCGGAACCCAGTCTTATCGCAGTAGCCGTATGCGTATTTCGCCTTAGTGTACATTAGCCGCCTGCTCCATAGAACGTGTTGAACGGAACAAACTGAATGCTTGAGGAGTCTCTGTCTTCGCCTGCCGCGAGCTGGAACTGGAATTCGTATTCTTGCTTCAGAGGCTGAACGCGCTCGTTCACCTCTGGCTTCTTCATCGCAATGTAGTAGGCAAGTCCTGCAACCAAGCAAGGAACGAATCGCGGAGGAACATCAGCCGTACCTGCAATGCCCGAACCAATGCTCTCGATTCCACGGAGGCGGTAATACGCAAGAGTATAAGTGTCAACTGAATCCGGCACAGGCCACAACGTAATAGTTGTTTCCGTTGCCAAACGGCGCACGAACGCCTGAGTGGGTCTTCCGGTAGTGTTTTTATTAGATTGCTGAGAATAACTCGATACACTGATACGCTCGATGTTTGTGTCAATTTGGTTTACGCCTGTACCTGTACGCAATGACATCTCGATCACATCAATGGTGTCTGATGGCAACGTGTAGGTTGCAGTTCCTGAGGTAAGGCTAATTGTTCCGGGCTCGATTGTCCATAGGTTTAGCCCACGATTTTGCCACTCAAGTGTCAGTAGATTCAATGAGCGACGCGCAGTCTTCAGATCGTAACCAGTACGCATCTCAAGACCAGCGCGTTCAAACGCCTCTTCAAAGATCTCTGGTAAGTCCGGTGTAACTACTGCCATCACTTCTTCCTATGTCTAGCGGTCTTCTTTGCAACCTTCTTAGGCTGTGCAGAGTGTTGTTTTCCTTTCTTGGTATCCGCTCGCTTCTTTCTCGTAGTAGCGGCATACTCTTTGTCCGAAAGTGACTTGATAGCCTTGGATGGCAGATAGCGCTCCCCAGTGGCCTTGGGACCTTGCGTCGAAGGCTTTCCTGATTTCGTGCGCCACTTTTGTTTGGTCCATGACTTCAGGGACTTTTGCGGCTTCTTGAGTGCCATTAGTCGCGGTAGCCTCCGCCTGCCTTCTTGTATCGTTGAGCGAGCATCTGTGCTTTCCTTGCACTCCACTGACCCGGCTTTCCGCCCTTTCCGCCAGCCTTGATCTCGTTAAATAAGCGTTTTCGTAATGTGGGTTTGGTATAATTACCGGCTTCATTGACACGACTCTTCTTCTTTTTGACCTGACCGCCTTTTTTCATGTGGTCAGAATCCTTCATTAAAGAACCATCAGGCATACGATGATACCCAGAAGGAGCGCCTCCTCCTGCCATCTTTGCTACGAAAGATCTCTTGGGTGCCATCTCCTGCTGATAACTCCTGACCGCCGAAAGGTCTCTGTCATCGTTACCAGTTGTAAGTATTCCACCAACTGATTTTCTTTCGACTCCTGAGATCGTTCCTTTGTTCCGGCTTGCATAGAAGACTTCTTCGCCTTTCTTTGGACCATACTCTTCCTTCATCGAACGCATGATCTTATTACCTTTCTTTGTCAGTGGCATACGATCTCCTGTAAGCTGTTTCGGATTATTAGCTCGACTGATTGCCAAGAGCATCAATCAGCGCTTGCGCTGACTCCAAAGGCGATGTGTTTAAGTCGTATTCGAACTCCCCAAATTCTCCGGGGAATCGCTCACCAATCAAAGACAACAATTCTTCCTGTCTTGCCAGATCCATCTCGGAGATAGGCTCCATGTATTCTGGTGTGTAAGGCACCAACCCTTCTGGCGCCAATAATGCTCTCTCTGCGTAGCTCTGAGCAATTGGCTCTGACAACGTATAAGAGCCAAAGTCACGAGCGAAATCATACGGCGTTGTCACTAAAGGAGTTCGATATTCGAACGGAGGCAGATTCGGATCGTAAGTCTCCATTGGCTCGCCAAAGAAGTACGGTATTACGGGCTCTTCTACAACTGGAGTTGTTGTGCCATCACCACCATCACCACCATCGCCACTATCAGCTACCTCTTGCTGAACTCCCGTACCGGAACCTCCAGCTCCTTCTCCGCGCCCTACATCACCTTGTCCGACGTCGGGTAATGTTGAGGTGTCTTCACCTTCTCCTCCGCCTCCACCTTCTGTAAACGGATTAATACTTCCTGATCCACGCTGGCCAATAAGTCCAGTGTCTGTGCCGATAATCCCGCCATCTCCGGGGATGAGGCCAACCCCTCCTTCGTCTGGAGAAATACCAAGGCCGGATGTTCTTGTTTCGCCCTGAGCATATTCGCCAGTTTCAGAAGGGAAATAGGCAGGAAGCTCATAAGCGAAATCATTATCAACCCCCTCTTGAGTAACATCAGCGTCCCCGAGCCGACCTCGCCCGCCCATGCCGCCAGCTAGACCAGCCTCATCCTCGCCTTTACCAGCGGGAGCTTCTCCTCCCTCTTTCTTGTCTACGAAGCTAAAGCCTGTAGCCGCGATGTTAACAACCGGAGCGCCGACAAGCTCACCTTGAGCCATCAAAGATTCGATCTCTTGACGGTCAATGCCGTACTTATTTGGTAGATCGTTATACCCTTTTGCCAGCTCATCCATATACTCTTTGCCAGCATCATTTAAAGCAACTGTACTTGTTTCGGGGTCTAACTGGTAGGAGCCTTCTGGTAACGCTGTAACCGGAAAGCCAGTACCTATCCTATCCTGTGCAACAAAGGTGTCACGGTAGTCTGTTGTGCCTTCATCAACAAACTCAACAGTAACGCCAGCGCCGTCTCCTTGCATCGTGTCGTACATGGACTGCGCTGAAGAGAAGTAGTCTGTTGAAAGTTCCCCGCCTTCCATCTGTGTAATTGCGCCAGCAACAGCGGCAACTTTATCCGCAGGTATCTGCTCACCGGGAGCGATGCCTGTTCTTTCGCTAACGTAGTCAATATAATTCTGTGTCGCGTTC